TTGTAATCCCCTTAGCCGTTAAGCCAAGGGGATTGGAATTAAAATGTATCAGACCGAAATCTGAACGTCTAAACCAGCGTTATTAGCTCGGTTGCCTGACGTATTAGCAAAACCAGTGTTATCAGCACCATCGGCACCAGCTCCACCCTTAGTAGAACCTGCGTTATCCCAAAGAGAAGCGCAAAGTTCAGGACGAAGAACACCGCCACCCATGTAGGTGGAAGCAACCGTAAACACGGTATTTCTACGAACGTCTTCAACCGTATCAACCTTCAGGCCTTGCTTACGAACCGAAGCAACAGCACCTCTGGAGAAGATCAAACCCTTGTAAGCATTACCGCCTGCATGGTTAACATCGTCACCATCAGCAGGGTTAGAGAATGCAGCTTCAGAGATTTGATAGTTAGCATCACCACTAGTGTAGTTAGCTGCAGGTTGAGCAACATGGTTAGAAGCCATGATGGTGCAACCCATGTAGTTAAGGGTAGAGCTCATGCTAGTAGCTTGAGCAATGCCCATAAACAGAGGATCGCTGTATCCACCGGCATTAAATGTTGTATTGGTTCCAGTTGGCCCAGAATGAGAAACATGAGCAATACCCAGTCGACGAATCTCGTTAAAGACATTGGGAGGAATCACACAGGTCAAGCCGGTATCAGGAATATCTAATTCCTTGTACTTGACCATTTCTTTCTCAATAGCAGCAAGAACAAAGAGGCCTTGCTTTTCGCCACTTAAGTCGGTAAAGTGAGTAGAACCATTAGGGTTATAGATACGACCGGAATACCGTTCGTCCATTCCTTCAAACGTCTCACCAGCTCCACCAACGTCAGCATCAGGAGTTTCACCCTCTCTCTTGTGGACTCTAGAGCCCTCAATAGAACAGCTGTGAAGAAGCCGAGCTAATTGACGATCTCTTTCATTAGCAAGCGTAAGACCAGCTTGACGAGCGAGCTCAGATCGGAATTCGAACTGCTCACGCATCAGGTCAATGTTATCGAGCTCGAAGTGAGCAGCGATAGGTCTACGGTCTAATGAGATCGTAAAGGTGTTAGTCGTTGAACCGCCACCCTTAAGCTCTTCGCCTGATTCCCAAGCTTCTTCAAGAGCAATAGTACCAGTCACTGGGAATTCAATGGTAGTACCATTTTCGATGGTTCTTTGATCGACTAAGCCTTCAAAGACGTTGTAGGCATCATAAGAGTGAAGAACTTCACCAGCCCAAGTATTAAGCCACAGGTTAACATCTGAAATAGCAGCAGATTGACCAGTGATTTGAGTAGCAGCCGTAGCTGTAGTATTTTTCGCACCCCATCTAACGAGGTTTAAGTTTGGTTCAGAGTGTCCATTTGAAAAAGCCATGAGACACATCCTTTCTTTTTAAGGTTTAAATAATTAGCATGAGCCAAATACATAAACCCAGAGCTTGATTATTCCCTCAAGGGGAGTCAGCTTTACCTAGGTGATTTGTTATATCTTAACATCTTGAATACTAATCACTAGTTTCTAGTCTTAATATAACTCATCCAAGTCGGCGGTGGCTCAACTACCGCCATTAGTTAACCAAGGAGTCCTTGCTAATCTTTGAGAGATAAAGGCTCTATACTCAGGATCTTGAACGTATCGTTGATCCCTCATAGCACCATTCATTTCTTGCGGGTTAGCAAACCCTTGGATTGCCTCGACAGCACTTGCATTTGCAACTCTATCGGGGACTTGTTGTGGTTCTTCAGCCCGCATAGAGACTGAATCAGCCTCATAACGTGCCATCAAACCACGCAGTACATACTCAGAACCGGGACCAGCAAGCGCCTCATTCGTTGCAACTCTTTCTTCAGCACTTAAATTGTCCGCTGCCCAAGCAATAACTTCTTTTAATTTATCAGGACTACCTGCAACCTCTACTGCCTTATTGACATTCTGTTGCTCAATAGATTTCATGCCCTGATAGAAGGTGTAAATCATATCATCACTTACACCGGGAAATGATTGTTTAATAGCCTCAAGAGTTTCAGACGTAAACTGTCCTTGATTCTGCATGTATTCTTGCGACCATGCATCAGTCATCTCTTGAGTAACTTCTCTAGGTTGAGAAGCAAATTTTAAATCTTCCAGAGCCTTAGCTTTAAGAATTTCAGCTGGGTCTGGAATGTTTAAGAAGCCATCATAAGATCCTTGCTCACCTTCCTGAACTTCAGGTGCGGGTTGAGCTAAAGCATCAGTAGCCATCTGGGCTTTCAATGCTGAGATCTCTTGTCTAGCTTGTGTATATTGACCTTGGGCTTCCTTTAATGAGTCAAAGTAATCTCCAAAGTCCTTAAAGTTTCCGGGCAAATCCATGCTGCCCTGAGCACCTTTAACGAACATCTCTCGTTCATAGTTATACTGTTGAGCTTCAGCACTCAGTTGAGGAGGAGCCGTAGCCTGTTGTTCAGTATTAGGTGCTTGAACTTGTTGCTCAATACCGGGTTGAGCTGGTTGTGGTACTTGTGTATTTTCTTCCATGTATTATCTCCTTGGTTACATCATTTGTTGAACAGCTTCATTAACTTGTTCAGCTGCTACAGGTTGACCTTGTTGTTGCATTTGTACTGCACTGTTCTGAGCATGAGCAGTGGTCATGGCATTCACGGCTTGCATCTTAGCTTGATCAGCCATAGCCATTTCTTTTTCTTCTTCAAGCTCATCAGCACTCTTAACCCAGTTTCTTGGATCAAAGCCAAGGCTTGTAATAAGAGCCCTAGCATACTCATCGAACTTAAAGTTTTGCACAGCAGTCTCTGGCAAGTTGCGAATCATCTCGCCCATTGCCATAAGACGCTCTCTATCAGACTCTCTACTAAGAGCCTGCAGTCCAGTAACAATATCAACAGACAGAACGCCTGAGTCTTCATCTTGGAACTCAGACACTAAACGTTCATCAACTTCTTTATTATCTACCATTAAATAGAATGTTCTTCTAATAATTGGAACCAGTAAGTCCCTAGCAATAGATGAGAACACCCCACCTAAGACCTGCTCTAACTCTTGTCCAATCATACGCACTGCGGTAGCCGTAACTCTATCTCCAGATGGGATAGCACTACCAGACATAAGGAAGCTTTGAGCTACCTCTTTACGCATAGTTTCTACAGCCTGCATACTCAAAGATACTTGAGGGTTCATGGTGCTAGAGGGCGTAATGGCAAACACGTCCTGTTGCCTTGCTGAAACCCATGTACCATTTGATTGACTAGAGATATCATCTAAAGCCGTGATGCCCGAAGGATCTACAGCCATCCAAAATGCAGAGCTTGCAGAAAGGCCTTCGATAAGGGCTGCAGTGTAAGACTCTAAGGATTTAATATCACCAATATTCATCTCAACATGAGATCGACCGTAGTTCTCATTGGTTACAGACTGCCAACGCAGGGGAATAACAGGGAGCACTTTGTAGATACCCTCAGAGATAATTTCTTTACCCTTTTCAACGCTGACTTCCCAATGGTTTTCTTTAGCGTTCCATACCAGCCTGTTAAAGATAGTATCATATCCTTTCTTAGCAACTGCTGTAGGATAGACAACACCGGGGTTATAGGAATCATCCATAGCACTGGTCTTGCTAGCCTTAGCAGCATGCTCTAAGTAAATAATCTCAATAACCTCACCCCTATGGTTTCTTTTAATGACGTAATGATCTAACCTTACAGTTCTGAAGATCATGTCATCCTCAAGAATAAGCAAAGCATCCCCAAGCACCAACAGTTGTTGGAGAGCTTGATAGATAGCCTCTCTAAGGTTCTTGCTGTTTAGTTTCTTGTGCAGCTTAGAAGCCATAGATTCAAGGTATTCTTGAGTTTCCAAAGGAGGATACTCACCAGTCTTTGGGAAGAACCTAAAGAAGGGCAAGTCATTAAGGGGTAAAAGAGCACTCATAATGCGAGATGCCAATGCATTGACTCCCCTAGCAGGAATGCTAGAGTAAGGAGTAACTAATTGTTCAGTCTCAGAGTAACCAATAGGTGGTAATAACTCAGGCAGTGTTAAGGCAGAACAACCCCTAGCTCTGTCTAGCTTTGCTGTACGAAGTGAATCGAATGCGAAGAAACGATCTTCAATAGATTTTTCTGCCATTTCCATTTATAGTACCTCAGTTAAACATGGTTCCTTGTCCACCTTGTCCGGGCAAACTTGAACCATCTGGAATTCTAAATGCGCTTAATCGTCTAAACATACGGCCTCGTCTACCGCCTCTGCCTCTACGGTCAAGCATTTCTTTTCTCATAGCTTGGCCTCTAGACATCTTTGAAACTTCTTGCTGACGTTCCTTGTTAATTCTTTGAATCTCAGCTTTACCTGCAGCTTCCTTAGCCATCTTTTCTTGAAGACGTTTTTTAGCTTTTGCTTGGCCTCTCTTACGGCTTGACTCTTCTTTTAATTGTTGAGCTAAAAACTGTGAAACTTCTAAAGCTTCTGCTCTCAAAGCATCTTCATCTAAAATATCGCTAGTGTCGATAGAATCAGGGTCTAACATTTCAGGACCGGGAATCCTAATGTTTCCCATTTCGTCCGTCATTCCGACTTCTTCTGCTTCCATACCTTCATAACCAACAATGTTTCCATCTCGGTCGTACATTGGATCACCATATGCCATAGCATAACCTCATTTCTTTTTCTGTATATCGAATTGATTTTGAAGTAATACAACTACAGATCTTTGTCCTGCTAAATGAAAACGCTCGCTTTCATTTTTAGTCAGGTCCTTGTCCGTAATTGCAAACTTTTCTTCTAGAATTTCAATCAGCCTCTTGTCGATGTGAGGCCATTCTTGTTTTTTCATTTATTACTCTTTCGTACAATTCATCTGGAGTTTGAATATCATCATCCCACAATCCAAGTACCTGTCTGCAACAATGCACACAGTTATTTTGAGGCTTAGGATAAAGTGCGTGTCCTGTAGATTCCCTAATAATATTAAACAGCAGTGTATCTATTACAGGTAGACGCGTAGATTCAAGATATCTATAATCATCAATCTCTTTATCCGTAGGCCCAAAATCGAAAGCCGCATCGGGCTTTCTAAATCTCTCCTCGGTATTTGGATCTTTTAAAGAAACCCAAGCATTCCCTTCAGGCCAAGTGCCTAAGTACCAGTGACCCAATAGTATCGCACAATGAGCATACTTAGGTGAGGCTAAAGAGATATACCAATGATCTACAAAAGATTCAGGTTTCCAAAACCCTAGAATCAGTCTCTTTTGCATTTGTCTTCTTCTTTGGTCTTCCAACCTTGGGCTTCTTAAGTTCTTCAATCTGAGCTTTGAACCCTTCAATCTCAAGTTCTAACTGTTCAATCAAAGATCTTGTATCGTTTAGGGCTGTCCACAAAGGAACAATCCAAGGATGGGCATTTCTAACCCCACCCGCATTACTTCTAAGAGCTTCCTCAATGCCTTTTAGCAAGGAGACTCTTGGATCATACATATCACTCACTACACTCTCCCCATTCTGACAGAACCTTGATAATAGCATTAAAACCATTATTGGTCTGCGGATGATATTTGAACCCAGAAACATCACTGAGCACTTGTAAAATGTCTTCAAATCCTACAATGCCGTCTTCGTTAAGATCAGAGGGACAGCTATTGTCAGGATAATAATTAATTGAATATGGTGACGGGTCACACGGAAAGTATTCTTCATAAGCACAAGACCAGCGAATAACGCCACCAGACGAGAAGTAATCGGGACCCGTAAATCGAGCAATGTGAAACGAACCGGGCCACTTTTCGCTACTCCAGTCCACATCTGCATCCCATTTAATGAGATCTCCGTAGTCATTTTGAGATGGCGATTGACAACATTGTTGACTTGGAATTTGCCCTACAGGCTGCGGTGGCCAGAACTTTAAGACTGGTGTGTCCATCAAATCTTTGTGTTGCTGTTGAACCAATGGATATCGGTATTGAAGATTTTGTGTTCCATACTTCTTGCCTAAGGGTCCGTGAAGAATCCAAGAGTCACACCATGCATACTCTAGATCAACAAAATCAACCTGCCGTGGACAACAATTGGGACCGCTACCCTCAAACGTATAGTTAACTGGAGTAAACTTTGCGCCAAAGTATCGTGTCCGTTGATAAGGATTGGCTTGAATACAATCCCATCCATTTGGAGCTTCGCTACATGGCAACACTGTGCCATCAGGTAGTTCCCAATCACCAAATGAAGATTGAAGTTCCCAATATTCAATGCACTCTTCGCAGTTATCTAACCACGGGTAGAGGTGATCTGGTCGATGGTTCTTAAAGATTGGACCTTCAATTGCCCAACCAAATGAACGAGCTGGCGATTCATTGCCACGAGTACAGCCAATCATAAGTGGACGGCGAGGATCACCATTTGGGTATGAAAAGTCTGGATCAAATCCACTTTGAATGTAAACATCAAAAGTTCTGCCGAATGGGGTCAATCGTCCTAGATCATCAATCCACATAGCTACAGCATTAGGATCACTTGGAGGACCACTAGGGTCACTTGTATACAATAATAAGGATAATAATTCTGTAATCATTATCTTCTCCTTTTATTCATTAAAAAGGGCAAGGAGCCCAACATTGCAACTTGTCCAACTTCAGGAACATAAACATATTCATAATCATCTTCAAAGAATATATCAAGTTCTGGAGAAGAAGTCAACCTTAAATCTAATAATAAGGGAGGAACATCTGCAAGGAAGAGAGAGTCTTCTCTGTAATAAGTGGGATATGTAATAACAGGATCGGGTTCAGCTACTTCAGAAACTACGTCAATAACAGGACTTACGCTTGTGAACAAGCTCATAGTCTTATCAATAATTTCTTTACCCAAAACTCCTGCAAGCACAGCAAAAACTAATAATAATTTATAATATTTCTTTTGCAGCTCTTTAAGGTTAGCCTCACACGAGCTAGCCGCCTTAGCATCTCGATCTCTACACTTAATACATTCACTCATCTAATCCCCCTGTCAGCATCTCCAACGTCTACGTGCTGCACAAATTCTTTTCTTTGGAGTCCTACTACAGCTAATACCATGCATCTTCATTTGACCTGCAGATCGGCTGCAATATGACTTTCTTCTTTTAGCTCTAGCTTTAGAGGGCTTTTTCTCAGTAACCGCAGTCTTTAACTTAGAGCCGGGATTCCTACGACGGTACTCAGCAACGCCTTTCTTGGTCATACCTGCACCCTTAGATGTAGGTCGCTTATGTCCGCTTTTCACAGACATGCCGCTCATACCTTTCTTTTTAGTCATAGCTTATCCCTTCTTCTTTTTCTTTTTAGCATTCCTTTTAGCAGCAGTAATAACATCACCTCTTGTAACCTTGTTATAAGGAGGAGTCATTGCTGCTAACTTTGATTTTTTATTTTTAGGTGCTCTTTTTCTCATTTCTTTTTGCCTCTTTTCTTCTGCCACGAGATTGAGGCAGGACCTTTTTTCTTATTCTTTGCAGAGGTGCACATAGCCTTTGTAGGGCGACAGGCAGGGTATGGTCTTTTGCTGCCGCCCTTTGCTGATTTCCGACCACATGGTTTGCCGGTCTTGCAATCTATCCAGCCCTTACCCTTATTGCGGGAGAACCAGCCATGCAGACCACTCTTCTTCTCTGCACTAAAATTAGCCTTCTTCTTAGCCATTACTTCTTCTTGCCCTTGCTCTTATTGCCCCAGTTTTTTGCCCCAACTTTACGGCATTTAACAAGAGCTCCAGAAGCATATGCACTAGGCCACTTTGTGTATCTAGCTTTTACCTTGTGGTAGCAAGCATCTTTCTTACCACCACTACCTTTTTTTCTAGCCATACCCTGTCTCCAAACTTAAAACTTAACCCTTTCGTTTGCTACGAAGGTTATTTTTCTTTTTCTTTTTAGTATTAGTAGTTCGTGCATCAGCCGTGATACCCGTAGGTCTATTCATACCTGCACTCTTTCTAGCCATCTTCTTTCTTCCGCGCATGTTCCGCCTTCTTTCTGGTAGTAATATAAGTCATAAAATCTTTAGAACAATTGTCGTAGTAGCCCTGCTTATCGAGCATCTCCGAGTACTTGTTCAGTTCCGATAGGCTTTGTATAAATACAAGCCCATATACAAAATCTACATGACATGGTAAATGATCCATGTCATACTCAGGATCCTCAACCTCGTCTTGAGATGCTGATACCATTAGGTATAAATTGTCGTAAGCTAGTGTCTTGTTCCGCTCTTCCGCCCAATCATCTGCATCTTTATCAGACCATAAGTCAGGATCATAAGCAATGCCTACTAAATCATAAGAAGAGTCCCAGTTAGAGATCTCTTCTTCGACAGTAGACGAATCGCCTATAAGTATTTTAGTTTTATTGTCTCTCCAAGCTTTTAACGCAAAGG